GGACACTTCAAAATGGACCGACACAAGAATTCACGCTGTTTGAGAGAGGTCGAGTAAGACCTATAACAAGTATTCAAATTAGAGATCGTATTATTCGACATGTTTTATGCGATGAGATTTTACTTCCTGAAGTGAAAAAGCATATTATTTATGATAATTGTGCTTCGATAAAAGGAAGAGGAATCTCTCATCAGCGAGATAGATTCGAAGTTCATCTTCGTAAATATTATCGTTTGTATGGGAATGAAGGTTGGATATTGTTTGGAGACTTTTCTAAGTTTTATGACAACATCATTCATGAAATTGCCAAACGAGAATTGTTGAGGCTATTTGATGACGATGAATTTATTGATTGGTTATTAACGCAAATTTTTGACGGGTTTAAAATCGATGTTTCTTACATGACAGACGAAGAATATGCCACATGTATGACAGATACTTTCAATAAGTTGGAGTATAGAAATATTCCAGAGTCAAAGTTGACTGGTGAAAAATGGATGGAGAAATCGGTTAATATTGGCGACCAGCTATCTCAGGTTATTGGAATTTATTATCCATATCGGATCGATAATTATGTCAAGTATGTGCGAAGTCAGAAATTCTATGGAAGATACATGGATGACTGGTATATCATGAACCCGAGCAAAGAAGAATTGTTAGATTTGCTGGATCATATTCATCAGATTGCAGAAGAATATGGAATCCATATCAATAGGAAGAAAACTCGAATTGTGAAGATTTCCAGTACATACAAATTTCTGCAAATCAAATATAGTTTGACCGATTCCGGTAAAGTAATCAAACGAATCAATCCAAAGAGAGTTACTGCGATGCGTAGAAAACTCAAAAGGCTTGCTGTAAAAGTGAAGAATGAGGAAATTTCGTATGAAAATGTAGAAAATATGTTTCGAAGCTGGATGGGTGGTTTTTATAAACTTCTATCCAAAGAACAAAGAAAAAATTTAATAGGTCTTTACGAAGATTTATTTGAAAAATCGATTGAGATTGTCAATAAAAAGATGATTATAGTCGATAAAACAAGATAAATATGGGAGGGTACCTATATGGAGCCATGGTTTCAAATGGTAGCGACGATTGTATGTGCAGTTGTCGCTTCTTCTGGTTTTTGGGCATACATCCAGAAGAGAAGCGAGAAAAAAGATGTGAGAACACAGATGTTGATTGGGCTTGCTCATGACAGAATCGTATATCTTGGCATGTCCTATATCGATCGGGGTTGGATTACGCAGGATGAATATGAAAATCTGCATGATTATCTCTATAAGCCTTATGAAAAAATGGGAGGAAATGGTTCGGCGAAGAAAGTTATGTCGGAAGTCAACAAACTACCCATTCATAAATCAACATATACTCAAAAAAATCAGTAGGAGGAATCAATCATGGAACAGATTATGAATTATGTAAAACCGGAACTGATTGTTGTAGCGATTGTTCTGTATTTCTGCGGAATGGCATTGAAGCAGACACAGGTGGTTAAGGATAAATATATCCCTATGCTTCTGGGGGCAGGAGGAATCGTTCTTTGTGGAATTTGGGTTCTGGCAACATCGCCATTAGGTAACGGTCAGGAGATTGCTATGGCGGTCTTTACAGCAATTGTTCAGGGGATTTTAATGGCAGGTCTCAGTAATTATGTAAATCAGATTATCAAACAGGCAAATAAAAATGAGTAATTAGAGCGGGAAACCGTTCTTTTTTATTTTTAAAAGAGAGGATGATACGAATATGGCTATTAACAAAGTAATTTATGGTGGACGGACACTGATCGATTTAAGTGGCGATACTGTCACTGCTGATAAAATTCTCGATGGATTTACAGCTCATGATAAAAAAGGAGAGACTATCACCGGTACTTGTAAGTACGATGTAGATTCTAGTGATGCGACGGCTGCTGTTGCTGAAATTCTTCAGGGAAAGACCGCTTATGTAAGAGGTAAGAAACTGACTGGTACTATGAAAAACAATAGTGCTGTGGCTGGAACAATTTCTTCTAAGGATGAGCAATATACAGTTCCTCAGGGATATCATGATGGTTCTGGTAAAGTTGGAATTGTAGATACAGAAAAAGAAAAATTGGTTCCTGCTAATATTCGAGAGGGTATTACGTTGCTTGGCGTTGAGGGAACGATGTCCGGAACAGAAGACGCCAAACCACAGGCCAAGACAGTTACACCGAAAACCACAGAACAGACTGTATTACCAGATACTGAAGAAGGATATAACTACTTATCACAGGTTACAGTTGCAGCAATTCCGTATCAGGAAAGTGAAAATCCCGCTGGAGGTACCACGGTAACTATCGGGTAGAAGGGAGGCTTAAATGGCTACAAGTAAAGTCGTTTATAGCGGTAAGACCCTCATAGATCTGACCGAGGAAACATTGTTGCGAGGTTATACAGCGCATAAAGCGGACGGTACAAAAATTGTAGGGACCGCATTTAAAGACTACCCTTCGAGATATTCGTTTCTCGATACCCTTCAGGATTCAAAGGGGGAGAATATCCTTGATAAAGCGAATAATGTAATACAAGGTGAAACGGTGTATAAAAAAGTGTAGAAATGTCGTTTATTTCTTGAGTATTCCTACATTTTGCTGGAAGAAATGGCTTAAAATCAAGATTTCCTGTTTCCGTTGAGGAGGCAGCTAAGGAAGGCAAGTTCTAAGAAATCCAGTAAAATCAAGGGTTTAAGAAGTTGTAAGAAGTAGAAAAAAGTAGGAAAATGTATGTTATTCATACATTATTCCTACACTACTTCTACACACCTATTCCTACACTGAAAAAACATATTATTTTATTTTTTCTATATCCTCTCGCAACCATTCTAAATCACGTACGGTGTAAGTGGATTCAGTTATATCTTGAATTGAATGACCGACCATTTCTTTGAGGGCGTATTCATCCATTCCGGCTTTTTTACCCATCGTAACAAATGTTGTTCGAGGATCATGAGGTCTGTGTTCGGGATTCAAGTTTAATTGTTTAACAACCTTTTCAAAACGACTTGCATATTTGTCGTATGTTACAGACCAGGAACCAGAGTGAGTTTGTCCTTTATCATTGAAAAGATAATCGCTGTTTATAGAAAGGGCGAAATCATAATTGCGTTTCACAAGTTCTTTGATTTTGGAATGAATAGGAACAATCCGTTGCTTTCCGGCTTCCGTTTTCATTCCTGCTTGCATATACCATTTCTCCAAATTTACTTCATCTAAGCGTAAAGTAGCAAGTTCTTGAGGTCGCCATCCCATATAGCATTGTATGATAATCCAGTCTGTAAATTTAACATCATCAACATTTTTCCATAAAAGATCCATTTCTTTATTATCAAAGGGAAAATGCTTTTTCTTGTTTTTTTCTATTTCAACGATAACATCTCCAGAGAGCTCAAATGTTCTTGCATAATTCATTGGTACAATTTCGTATTCTAAAGCATAGTCTAGCATGTTATTGAATAGTGATTTTATTCTCGATTTAGTTCCTGGAGTTGCATAAACTTTTTCCCCTTTCTTTTTTCCGCGAGTTTCAATTCGAAAACCTTCCTCCATACACCCTTTAATATGTCGAGATCTGATGTCTTTCGCACGCATATCATATATAGAAGAACAATAAGCCCATGCCGAGTTTACAGTCCTAATATAGTTGTCTGTGGCATTTTTAAAATACTCAGCAGTCCATTTTTCGTAAAGCTCTTTCACTGTAATGTCCGGCTTTAAGTCATATGGATTTTTATTATATTCTACTAATGCGGCATAGGCGTCGTTATAAGTTGGAAAATAGGATTCCGGTTTTAGTGGCTTACATATAGGACGACCAGTAGATGTTTTTCCAACAGTAACCATTGCCCGATATGGGTTTCTAAGGTTTCGATTTTTGATTTGACTTATCTGTCCAAAGCCGTTAGGAAGTCGTTTTCTTTTATTATTTTTATTGCGGGGCTTTCTTGGTTTGATGTCTGGCTGTATCGGATATCCACAATGTGGGCAGAAAGTAGCTTTATCGCTTATCTGTAATTCGCATTCGGGACATTTTAGCAGCATATTTCATACCTCCTTCACGATATTAAAATGAGTTTTGTGTGTGGCAATGTTGATTTATCATGAGTAATCATATATGCTAGTGTAGGAATTGTCAACTCCTACACTCAATATTTTAAAGGGTTTTAATATATGGTTAGTAATGATAAATCAATTTGTCAGAATTGTGGGTCTAAATTAAAACGGTATGATAAGGTTTCAAGAATAGTACGGACGAAAGGCGGAAAAACTTCGTGGATAGAGATTGAACGTTTTCGATGTCCCGTTTGCGGTCAAATACATAGAGAGTTACCAGATTATATTTTTCCGTATAAGCAATACGAAGCGGAGGTGATTCGTGGTGTGTTGGAAGGTTTTATTACTTGTGAAACTTATGGATATGAAGATTATCCATGTGAAATGACCATGATTCGATGGAGGAATTCGCAGGAATTACAACTCCTTTTGTGAAGAATAAAACGAAAGGAGAAAAATCATGTCAAAAGAGGAACGGCACTTACAGACTAAGATTCGAATGTTTGAGGACATACTTTTAAGAACAAAGAATCCAAGTCAAGTAGACAACATCCAAATGGAATTGACAAGGATGAGAGCAAAATTGCAAAAATTATACTTCAAAAGAATGGAGTCCTAACAAGGGCTCTTTCTTTTTTGTGTGTATCGTTTTGCCACTGAGGTTGTTTTAACAAATCGCAAGTCTTATCCTAGAATAGCCGTTGAAAGGAGGTAACAGCCAATGGAAGAAATTGCATTTACACCGGGGTCTGTTCCAGTGGTAGTGGTAGCCAGAGTGTATGGAAAAGATGCTTCTTGGGTTCGTGCCGGTATTATATCCGGGTGGCTACCAATTGGAAAAGCTACTAGAAATGGTAAATTGATAACCAACATTGAGGAGATGAATTCAAGATACGGACGCATCAATTTTTACATCTCTCCGAAACGGCTTTGGGAGGAAACGGGATATTTGTGGAAAGGAGAGAAAAATTAAAAATGGGCACAACAATTCGTCCGGAATTATCGGAGAAAAATCCATATTGGATTGAACGTCATCGTTATTATGAGCTGAAGCATTTTTGTCTTCAATATCCAATCTGGAAAAAAGCATATGCAGCCTTGGATGGGCTTAGCCGCCGACCTTCCGATTTAGAAGTCTTTTCGAAAAAGGGAGAGATTAGCGATCCAACTGTTCGGTGTGTAGAAGCTCGATCCTATTATATTGAGCGTATGAAGACTGTTGAGCAGGTAGCGATTGCAACGGATGCGGAGTTATCCAGCTATATTCTAAAAGGAGTAACCGAAGGATGGTCTTATGACATCTTGAAAGCTAGGTTAAATATTCCATGCTGCAAGGATGTTTATTACAACTTATACAGACGATTCTTCTGGTTATTGAACAAAGCGAGGGATTGAAATGAAAATTATAGACATAGCAGTCAAGAAGGTCTATCGTTTCAACTGTCCGAATTGTCAGAGTCGTCTGGAAGCCGACAGTAAAGAAGTGGTAGATATCGGAGGAAAGGTGTGTAAATTCCATTGCCCTATGTGCCGGAAAGAGCGGTACATTGCTTGGTCTGACATGAGAAAGAAAATCGTGTATGAGGGTGAGAATACGCAATAATTACATCTCCTATTGTGAAAGGAGGTCGTTTAAATGATTAAATCAAAATTTGGACCGATAACAAATCCTAAAACAGGTATGAGCAAAGACATTGTTATAAATGCTTTGTCAAAAGAAAGTCTTAAAGACATTTTAATAGGTGGAGGTATTGTGATGGTAGGTATTACCTATCTAGCATTATCAACGTTTAAAAATGGAGCAAAGGCTTTTGAAACGGCGGAGTATGAAACATTGGAATCGCTTGATTTGTTTACTAATTAACGGTCAAAGACAAACGTCATTTAATAACAGATTTAAAGACTGAGCCAGCAATGGCTCTTTCTTTTTATCCTAGATTAAAATGCAGTACCGAGGTATCTGAAAGACATGTTATGTTGATATTTGAAAAAATCCCGGGTGGGAAATTTGGAAAAAGGT